GTAACCCCTGGTGTTTCATCATGACAAATAGTTATATTGTAACATTAAACGAACCCGGTGATTATAGAGTCGGTGTAGACTACGAAATCCCGACTAAATCAATCCAATATTCCAATATCATATTGGATGATATTTCATCACAACTTAATGGTGTTGATACTACTTTTGCATTATTAAGTGGCGGAACCTCATACGTTCCCATTAATGATCAACAGATAATTGTAATGGTTAATCAAACCATACTAAAACCAGTAAAAGATTATACCACATCTACAAGTAATATTATATTTACAACAGCTCCTCTTGCATCGGATGACATAACAATTGTTGCATTAGCTTCTGCTGCTGATTTGACTAGAACACTCAATTACGTTATTGATAGTGGATCTATTGCAATGTTACCTGGTGACAAGGGGTTCATAACACTTGATGTTGGAGGAACTCTTGAAACTTTGACTATTTTTTCCGAACAAACCGGAAATTTAACAATAGACATATTAAAGTCTGACTTCGATACTTTCCCTGCATTTACTTCTATAGTTGGTGGAGTTTATCCATCATTTACAGGAGATCAAAAACTTCGTGATGATAATTTAACTGGTTGGACAAAAAATGTTGCTGCAGGAGATATAATAAAATTCAACGTAGTTGGGGTAAGTGATATCAATAGATTTACAGTGTCTTTAAAATTAAAATTATAAATAAACATAGAATATAAAAAATCATAGCCTGCAGGGAGTTGTTTAAATGGCACTATTAGTTCCAAATATTGGAGAACTTGAGTCGCTCAGGTACTTGGTTGCACAGAACAATCATACCCAGAGTTTAACAGACCAGTCTCCCAGAAACTTAGTTCTTAAACTTTTTACAAGCAATACAACTCCTACTGAGGGTGATGTTCCTTCGACATCTGCATATTTTGAACCATATGGTATTGGTAATACAAATGCATATGGATATGCTCCTTATACTGGATATCCTTTCTGTGTAAACAACAGAACTGATCAAAATTATTCATCACAAACTGGAATTCTACTAAACGGTTCTAGATGGGTAATTAGTCAGGTAGGTGGTGGAACAACAGCTGCATATCCAGAACAAGCATATACATTTACTGGTCAAGCTGGAGACGTATATGGATATTATGTAACTCGTGCAAATAATATGCCAGTTACAGTTCAGGGTGTGGAACACTATGCTTCAGTAGGAGTAGGTACAACTGTATCGAAGGGCACTGGAATTGACCCAACAATTGGTGTTGTGGGAAATAGATATCTAACATTAAATGTTAATGATAATACTAATGACTTGACTCTTGGAATGGAAGTCAGCAATTCAAATCCTGGAATCCAAACAGGAACAAAAGTCGTAGGTATAGATAGAGCTCTAAATGTAGTATACTTGGATTTACCACTAATTGATAATATTCAGGCTGCTACAGATCCAACTGTAGAATTTGAATTTTCTAAAGTTGTTGCAAATGGACACCAACTTGTAAATGGTGATGTAATTTATATTGCTGCTGGTGCTGGTAACACAACCCTTGAGTCAAACGTATATACAGTTTTCTCTGTTCCAAATGCTAATGAGTTTTTAACAACTCCCGCATTAGGTAAAACTCTAAATGGTGTTGTTGGTCTAGATACTTGTACCCTCTATTCAAGTATCATGTATGCAGAGAGATTTACTAATGGTCCTTACACCATTTCAAATAACGGTGACCAAATCAAAATTACCTTGAACATCGCTCTCGACTGATTTTTCTATTGATTAAAACAAAAAATACTTTTTGAATGTGAGAGGGTTGCTATTTTATGGCGATCCTCTCTTTTTGTCACTAGGAACTTGTGTAAATTACGATGCCAACTTTAAATTGTACATATACATTTAACTTATTTACGGGAGTAAATCCTTATCTAGAAGAGGATTTTGGTCAAATAACTTCTCCTGTAGATGTTGATGTCGATTATGGTAATGATTTAAACCCTAGTAATGTTGCTTGTGGTGGCGTTCAAACTCAAGACCTACCAAATTTTTCTTCAACTTTATTCAGTTTTGATAACAATTTAGTAACTAATGATAATAATTTTGAGTTACAAGCTGAAGATTATGGAATAATAACAGAAACAAGTGATCTAATTCCTGGTGAAGGATCAGTTCCACCATATCCACCAAACGCAGGAAAACTTTCTGTTGGTGGTGGAATGTCTGAAGAAACTACCAGATACGTTCCACATTATGGTATAGATCAAAATATTGGAATTGGAACTATAGGACTTCAATTCCAAGGTGAAGTATATATTTACCTACCAGTATATCCTCGCGGTAGTGATGTCCCCGGATCTGGCCAAGGCACAATTGGTGTTACGGGTATTGCAGGTCAGATATTTTCTCCGCAATACACAAGTACAGTTCCATTTATATTCATTGGAACAGGTCCAGAATCATTTATACGTGACACATATATTGGAAACGGATCTTTTGATGGATTCATTACTGGTGATGCTGAGACTCAGGTTAATTTCCTATATGATGGTTATGGAGATAGAGCTCAACCAGGAACATCTGGTAAGATAAAACTTGGACTTGGAGATGAGGAATTCATCCTAAGAAATATTGCAAGTGAATTAGGTTCTGGTGTCATATCACTTTCAGGAACATCTATAGTTCCTATATTAACTTTTGGTTATCAGGGAAGTGGTACTATAAGTGCATTATCTGGTGCTGCAGAAGTTTCTGTTATCCAAACAGAGGCAGTAACTGACACTGCGATCTTCAATATCGTGGGATCTGGTGAAGAATCATTCTCCAGAATAGATCCAGATGATACGATATTATATATTTTTAATGGTCAACTTGTTGAAAGTAGAACAAAGAATCATATTGTAGATGTTGATCCAATAACTTTAAGTGGAGATGCGTCAACTTTATATGTACCATCAATAGTTGGTTTAACTGAAGTTAGATTCCCAACTTACTTTGTTGATGATGATAAGTATGATACTTGTGATAATGATAATCTACTAACAGATTCCGAATCTTCTGCGGATATAGCGTTTGTTGAGAGTGTTGTAGAAAATACAATACTATATCAAATAGATGGAGATTCTATTACTGCGGTAGAGTTTGAATATACCGCTCCAAATCCTGTTGGCACTTTCAATGTATCTGGAAATGCGTCAGATATTAAACTAACAAATGTTGAAGTTGGTGGTGGCAATTTCATATCATTCTCTTCTGGTGCAATACAAATAGGTCCAGTCTATAAAGGAACTGGATCTCTGTTTGTTATATCTGGTGCTTCTGAGTCCTTCTCTGAAAAATATGAAGAGACTTCCATCTTACTAAGCGTATTTGGATCTGCAATAACAAATATTTCGCCTTCTTTCGTTGGTGTTGGTTCATACAATATCACCGGAAACGCTATAACTTCAGAAATAAATTCTTATCTAAAGGTTGGTTCTGGTTTATTCGTAATCTCAGGTCAGGTTATATTCCCAGATGTTAAGTTTATTCCTTCGGCTGTAACTGGTGGAACAATATCTATCCTTGGATCATCTCAGAATTCTTTATCCAAGATATTCAACACTTCCGGAACTTTATTTACACTTGCATCTGGATTGGAATCGTTCGTTCCAGATGGTTATGTTGGCTTTGGTACTATTAACACTGTTCAACTGGCCTCAGAGGATTCCTACATTCCATTTGAGATTCCTAGAGTATTTTCTATTATCATCTAATTAGAATAAATAACTCAGAAGAAATAGTACTTTGAGTCGTAAGGTAATACAATGACCAAACAGATACAACTCAGAAGAGGGACGACATCAGAACATTTACTTTTTACGGGAGCAAATGGTGAAATAACATATGACACTACCCTAAAAGTAGTAACTGTACACGATGCAGAAACTCTTGGTGGTAATTATCTTGTAGGGTCAGCAACAACTCAAGCAATTAGTAATAAAATATGGTTAGGTATAGGCACTGACAGTGTATCTGGTGAAGTAAGATTACTGAGTATTGGCGATGCCAACATAGAGGGAAATTTACTATTAAGAAGTTTAGATATAACTTATAGGGATCCATTCAGTAGACCTGGCACTACAGAAAATCCAAGCACAACTACTGTAACGGGTATCAATACTTCTGACATCAGAGTTGGTTATGGAGTAAGTGGGATAGCTGTATCTGCTGGAACTACTGTAATTTCCGTTGGACTTAGTTCCGTTACTTTATCCAATGTAACTACTCAGGATGGTGTAACGGAGTCATTTATTTTTAGTGATCCTAAGAGTGGGTCAGCTTCTGTTCATATTTTAGATGTAGATTTTGGCGATGTTGATGATTTAACTGTTGGAACTGCACTTTCAGTTACAGGAAATTCATATGTTGTTGGATATTCTACTTTTGTAAACATATCAAGATTTGAAGACAAGGTAATATTTGATAGTACAAATTCAATTCAACTACCTGTGGGTGGTACTGGAGATAGAGATCCTTCACCTGTAACAGGACAGATCAGATTTAATACTGACGACAATACCTTCGAAGGTTATGATGGCGCTGCCTGGGGTTCCCTGGGTGGTGTTAAGGACATTGATGGTGATACTTATATAGCACCTGAAACAAGTCCAGGATCAGATGAAGATACATTGTATCTCTACACTGGTGGAAGTCTCTCTGGCACGATCTCATCGACCACTGGCGCTGTCTTTAACGTTAATGTTGGAGTGGGTTCAACACAACCTTCATCTACGTTGGATATTAATGGTACTGTTAAGGTATCTGGTATTTCTACATTTGAAGATAGAGTTATCTTTGATAGTACCAATTCTATTCAAATTCCTGTAGGAACTACTGGAGAAAGAGATTCTGTAGGAACAGCAGTAACTGGTCAAATTAGATATAACATTGATAATAGTAGTTTTGAGGGATATGGTCCTGGAGGAGAATGGGGTTCTCTCGGTGGAGTGAAGGATGTTGATGGCGATACTTATATCATTCCAGAAACTGCAGCTGGTACTGATGAAGATAGACTATATTTCTATAATGGCGGAACAAATACAGTTTCTATTGGCCAAACAGATTTTGATATTGATGTAAATTTATTTACTAATGATCAGTATGTTCAGGGAACAAATTTTGCTCAACAACTTAATGTTTCTGGTGTTTCTACATTCCAAGGAAATGTATATCTTGGTAATGGTGATGCAACTGTTTTTGGTGATGGTGGGGATTTAAGAATTTTTAGTAGTGGATTTAATTCATTTATACAAGAAACTAGTGCGAGTGGGAATTTATACATTGACTCTACAAATCTAGTATTACGAAATGGTGCTTCCAATGAAACTCTAGCAAGTTTTCTCAC